TTAGAGCCTGATGTGAGGAACCTTGATCGTGATCTCAAAACGATCAAAGCTCGTATCGAACACGAAGGCATCGGCTTCTTAACCGTTGCTTTTTCTACTTATTGCGACGCCCTTGATGAGGGGTTAGCAAAACGTAGGTTCACCTGTCCGGCCGGGTTTAAATCCGGCCGTTTGGCGCTCCCGAGATTATTCTCGGGTTTGCTCTGTGAAGTGTTCGACCTAAAAACAGGACATCTAAAAGACAACCCTAGAATGGGGTATCTTAAGTGTCTCCGTGAGATCTTAAGAGTCTTTAGGAAACTTCCTTTGACTGGAGAAAGAGATGAACATCTCGATCGAAAGGCAAAGGATAAGTTTTTAGCCTGTGACGTCGCTGCCGGTACCTCTGAATGGGGTACTGAGAGGCGACATCACCTGCTAGGTGTCGCCCAAGTCGTACTTAACCAACTCGAAGGAGTAGATTATGAACATTACTTGGGACGACATGGTCCTGGAGCAGTCTGCGAGAGGCTTTCAGCTAACCAGAAATGGGAAGCTGTGGATCGAGCAATCCTACACGAAGTCGGAGGATCGATCTGGTCTACTTATTGCACGGTACGCCTGTCAGATCACTTGCGAAATCTCGAGACCGACGAAACATCGGGACTCGCAGATTTTTCGCGAGGGATTGGACAGAAACGCGCCGATAATGCAATCGGAGACCATGGAGCTCGCAGTCAAGACGTACCTGGACGCCTTGGAGTGGATGGGTCTAACAGCCCAAATCACTTCACTGATCCCGGTGCTTCGACCGAAAAGCAATCTAGACTTGTTACAGTCGCTAAGAATTCAACCTCTCGGCGAACTATAACGGTTGAGCCTGTGTTGCTGCAGTTCATGCAGCAGCAGCTGAACACCGCACTTCGGGATCAAATCCGAAAGTGTAGGATCATGCGCAACTGTCTAGACTTAACCGACCAGACGCACAACCAAAAGTTGGCGCTGGAAGGCTCTCGTACCGGTTTATGGGCGACTCTAGATTTAAGCTCTGCGAGCGATTTGTTGAGTTTACAACTCGTCAAACTCGTGTTTCAGAGCAAACCTACCTTTCTGGATAGGTTGATCGAAAGCCGCTCCTCCTCTTATACCGAAGGAAAGAATTCTCGGATTTTGAGGAAGTATGCCGGTATGGGTAACGCCACAACATTTCCAGTTCAGAGTGTAGTTTTCGCCTTAATAGCGATCGCTGCAATTCTGAGCGCGGTTGGCAGAAAGCCAACCAGGAGATCAGTATGGCGTGCTTCTCGACTTGTACGGGTGTATGGTGATGACATCATCGTCCCCGCACAATACTCGCAGCAGGTAGTAGATTGGTTAACGTTTTTCGGGCTCCGCATTAACACGTCGAAGTCTTTCACGGATCACAAAAGCTGGTGGGAACACCAGCCATGTTTCCGGGAGAGCTGCGGCGTAGATGCGTACGGCGGGGTAGACATAACCCCACTATACCTTAGAGCGTTACCAGAAAAGGTAAGCGGCCTTCCTAAAGGGGGCCGCGTACCAATCTCCACTGATCCAAGTGCCATAGCTTCATGTGTAGCTACCTCAAACCTTGCTTGGGCTAGAGGTCTCTATACATTCAGCGCTACTTTAGCGACGGCCGTAGAAGGTCTCCTTAAAAAGAGACTTCCCTTGGTACCTGCTAAGTCTAGTGCACTTGGGTGGCATAGTCGAAGAGACGCGTGTAATCCCACAAAATGGGACCCTACTCTACAGAGGCTCTGTTTCAGGGCTCCTGTATTGAAGCCGGTTAAAAGACCGGACCCGCTCGACGGTTATGCCGCCTTACTCAAGTTCTATCACGTCCCCCTACTTGGTAGGGGTCCGGGACACCTTGAGCAAACTCAGAAACGATTCTCATCAAGGATCGTCTGGAGATGGATGCCCGCAGAATGCGGGTAATTACCTGGGATTAAAAGTTCCAGGTCTGGG